GCGCAGACTTGGGCTACTTCTTTAAAGACATCGTACAATAAATGTACCTTGGTGGGGGGCTTAGGTGTCCCTCACCACTTACACTATATAGGATACCCCGACAATGCACCCTTCATACCTTGGTTGGCAGATAGACTGGCCTGTTTTCGTAAAGAGATCATTTACCTCAGACGGTAAACAGTGGGAAACCCAAGAACATTATAACTGGTTAAATCGTGGCATAGGTTCAGATGCCGTAGCTAGTTTGTATGTTCAAGGCTTTATACACCACAATAGAGAATTAGAGAAACAAGCTAAAGTTGGAGATAGGCTAAGTGAACTAGCTGGCCCACAACTAGACAAGCTGATAGGACTTCTTAACGCAGAAGTAAAAGCTAACACTAACAGTAATACAGAGTACACAGAAAAGAAAGTTAAGCAGTCTAAGATAGATGCTAAACAACGCGCACTACTAAGAAGTTACCTTCGAAACAACAGATGGATCGAAGATAAGTTCTTTGAAATAAGAGACGGTATATTAGAAGACTAAAGCAGGAGTAGACGATGGGGTGGACATATGACCCAACAAATCTTGGAACGGCAGATGCAGCCCAACGTCTTAACTCTGTTAGGCTCCTAGTAGGTGATACTGACACTGCTGACCAACAGCTACAAGATGAAGAAGTAACCTTTGGTTTAGGCCAGAATGGTAACTCTATTTATCATACTGCTAGTTGGTCAGCTAGGACTATTGCCTCTAAGTACTCAAGACAGGTAACAACAGCTTTAGACGGTGCTTTAAGTGCTGACTATTCTGACCTAGCTAAACAGTATATGTCACTGGCAGACACCTTAGAGTACCAAGCTAAGACTGCTGGTGGTAACATAGGCATTTACGCTGGTGGCATCTCTAAGACCTCCGTACAGGCTGTGAGAGAGAATACAGATCGTATAAAACCTTCTTTCCGCAGAGACAGGTTTAAGAACCCACCAAGCTATAATGGTGAAGACTACAACTCATCGTATGACTAAGGTAGGTTAACATGTCGTTTAGACCATATGACTTACTGAACTTAGTTAATAGGTTTGGTGAACCCCTTACACTTAATAAGGTGACTACCTCTGGCACGTATAATCCTGCCAATGGTACTGTTACTGGATCAGCGACTACTAACTACTCCTTTACTGGTTACTTCTACAACTATGATAATGGTATAGCTGGTAACATTGATGAGATACGCAGAGGTACTCGTAAGTGCCTTATTTCCGCTTCTAGCCTAGCTGTAGTGCCAGATGATGAGGATCAGATAACAGGCAATGGAGACACAGTTAATGTTCTTTCTGTTGTTACTATCTTCTCTAATGGTATTGCAATATGTTACATCTGTGATGTGAGGGAATAATGAGTAAGCAAGCTACACTCAAAATTAACCCTTCTCTACAAAAAAAGTTTGCGGGTCTACTACAAACAGCAGAAGACATGGTTAGAGATAAACTGTATGATATAGCTAACGATGCTATTAGGTTTTCCCCTGTTGACACTGGTGCTTATGTAGAATCATTTTCCATCGTGCCTAGAGGTGCTGGTGGTGGCCGTATGAAGTCATCAAGGGCTAGAAAAGTTAGTGTCAAGGAAGGAACTGCTACCAGAGAACAGTTTGCTGGTGAGGCTAGATCAAATCTTTCTATCGACATTAACAACCTTAACTTAACTAATTTAAGTGGTGTTGTTCTTAGGAACAGGTCTGTACACGCTCGTTTTGTAGAGGATAAACATGGCTATCACGTTTTTCGTAAGGTAAGGGATATTCATGGCTAGTATACACTCAGACATTAGAGCCGCCTTAGAGAGTAAGTTATCTAACATATCTGGTATTCCCCCTATTGCTTATGAGAACGTACCATACGATCCCACAACTGGCACTAGCTTCATTAAATCTGCTTATGTACCTACTTTGCGTAGACCTGCTGTTAGAGGTTTAAATCCTTCACAGAGATACCAAGGTATTTTTGTAGTGACAGTCTACTGTCCAGAGGGTAATGGCCCAGCAACTGCTGATGGTATCGCTAACACTGTAATAGAGAACTTTGAAGCTGCCACAGACGTATCACTAAACAACTTTAACGTATCAATAGACTATGCCGAAAGACAGCAAGGCTTCTTGGATACACCTTGGTACTACATCCCGATTAATATCGGTTGGTACATATACAATTAGGAGAATAACACATGCCTACCTTCGCACAGGGTTCACGATCTAGCCTAAGCTATATCACTGAATCCACATTCGGAACTACCCCTGCTGGTAACTTCCAGAACATCCCATTTACTTCTCACGGTCTTAACTTAACTAAAGACTTGGTTGCTGGTACTGATATCCAAGCTGACCGTATGCCACGCCATGAACGTCACGGTAACAAACAGTCTGCTGGTGATATTGTAGTTGACCTCCGTAAAGGTGACTTCGACCCATTCCTTGAGTCAGTCATGCTTAACACTTTTGTAGACTCAGGCACTAACGACACTCTTGTAGTTGGTACAACACCTAAGTACTTCTCCATTGAAGACTACTCTGCTGATATTGATCAGGCTCGTTTGTTTACAGGTCAGACTGTTTCCACTATGGGTATCTCTATTGCTCCTAATCAGATGGTAACTACTACCTTTGGTATGGTCGGTAAAGGTATGACTATTGGTGCCACAGAGAAGACACAGGACGCAGCAAGCACTAACTCACCATTCGATGCCTACTCAGGTGACTTACAGATTGGTAACAATGTAGCTGGCCTTGCAGCCTCTGCAATCATTACCGCTATTGACTTCAACGTATCCAACTCGTTTGCACCTACCTTTGTTGTTGGCTCTGATGAGACCCCAGCACTTGAGGTTGGTCGTGCAGAAATTACTGGTTCGTTCTCAGCATACTTTGAAGATGACGCCCTGATTAACCGTTTCCTTAACGAGACAGAATCAGCTATTCAAGTATCTGTCAACGACCCAACTGCTGCTAATGCTTACACCTTCCTCTTCCCAAGAGTTAAAATCAACTCTGCCGATGTAGGTGTAGATGGCCCAACAAGCCGTATCATTAGCCTAAGTTTTACATCCCTATTCGATACGACCACTTCTACTAACTTGAAGATTACTCGTACCGACACGTAATCCCTAGCTAGGGCGGGGGGCATTGGTGTCGGGTCTGATGCTCCCCATTTTATATATTAACCCGACATAACCCTGACCCAAGGAACCTGACAATGGACTTAAAGAACTTAACACCGACCAGTGATACTGTAGACGTTACTATTGTACACCCTACAACATTAGAACCTCTGACTAACGATGATAAGACAGAGATGACAATTACTATGTATGCCCCTCACTCTAAAGAGTACAAGAGTGTCCTGCATCATCAAACTAACAAACGGCTTAAGCAAGCCCAAGGTAAAAAGAAGGTCGATATTACGGCTGAGAGTATTGAAGAGGCTACCCTAGAAGTGTTAGTCAAGGCAACTAAGTCTTGGAATATCACATATGATGGTAAGAAGCCTAAGTACTCTGCTGACACAGCCAAAGAGATTTACGAACAAGTGTTTTGGATCAAGGATCAGATTGAGGAGGCTGTAGCTGACTCACTGGATTTTACCAAGGGCTGATTGATGACCTAGTTGAGTTTGCTGAATTTAACTTCAAACTTAATCAGCGTGATGAATCTGGAACCACCGAGAGAGAACACTTGGAACAAGTACAAAGGCAGACAGGATTAGAACTTAAAGAATTGGATGGACCCGACTTCCCAACTCTTGTGGCTCATATCTGGTCTGCCTTTATTTCATTAAGCAACTCAAGAACTGGTGGCTTTAGTGGCCCTAACCCGATAACATACGAACAAATAAAAGCATGGAAAGAACTAACTGACACGCCTATGACAGCTTGGGAAGTAGAAGCGGTTAAGAGGCTTGACGGAGTTTATATGAGGGTAAATAATGGCTGATGATGTAATCTCAATTAAGGTGATAGCTGAATCATCATCTGTAGATAAGACTAATAAGAGTGTAG